GCGCTCTCCCACCCACTCCCGGGCTGCAACGCAAGCACCATGGCTTCTGAGCAGCTTCTGCAATGGTGTCATCTCGGCTCCTCCGTTTCTCTAGCTTGGAAGCATGGCAGCGGAATATACCGGCTCCAGTGCTGCGGTATCGGCTCCTTGCATGCGTGCGCCGACGCGCACCGGCGGCAGCACGACGGCACCACAGGCCCCGGCGGCCGGCGCGCCTTACGCAACGCCTGATGACTGCCGGGACCTTCGGGGGATGGCATCGTTACCACGGGATCTGATCGACGACTGCCGAGGCGTAGAATGTCCGCATGTCCTTGTACTGACGCCATACGCCGACGATATGGACGGCTGCGCCGTCGGAGAACATCGCGACCTGCTCGGCAGCATCATGCCATGCCGTGACCCTGACGATCTCGGCGGCAGTGTCGGCTACTCTCAAGTTGAACTCCGCGATGTGGGCATCCTTGCCCCTGACCTGTATCGTCTTGGGCGCGACAGGGCCGTAGATGGTCCCGTCTATCTCGGTCACTTCTTCGGCCGGAGCCTTAGCCGCGGGCTTCTCGTCGGCCTTCTCCGGGGCAGGCTTGCCTGTTGCCGCATTTGCATCGTCATCATCGTCAGCGACCAACCCGGCGGCAGCCGCGAGCCCGTATCGGCGGGCGTAGGTCAACAGAGACCCGACGCCCTGCGGGTCGTCCTTGACGGCCTTCATCGGCAGCCCGGCGAGCGTGATCCACTGGCCGGAAGTATGCAGGATAGTCGTGGAGATTGACCCGTTCTCCGCGGCGCCCTGCACGATGGACAGGCCGTGCTTCGGGAAGGCCGCGCGAACCACCGCCCATAGCGCGGAGAGCGTTGCATATCTGCTCCCGTAGTGCGGGTTCTCACCGTCGAGGGCGGCGGCCTTGACCTCCCCCTGAGCGGCCGCGAGAGCCGCCGCTAGTTCGCTGATCGTATCACTGTGCAGCATGGTCCGTCCCTCCGTTCGTTTTCTGCGCGCACCGTCCGCAGTGGTCCCCCCGATAGTCAGGCACACCGCCAGCCGTCACGCGCTGGCAGCCCCGGATGATGTTGCCACAGGTCTGACAGGCGAGGCGCCCGCCCGGCCCCGGCTCCTGATCGAGGCAGTAGTAATCCTCCTGCCCGTGGATGGTCACGGCTTCTCCCGCCTCGCCATGCGGACACGCGCGGCCTCGATCTGCCTGCGCAGCCACGCGGACATGGACACGCCCTCGGCGGCCGCGATCTTCCGCAGCAACGCCTTCTGCCGCGCCGTCAGTTTCAGGTAGATGTCGGCGGTATACAGCCGGGGATTCGTGCGCTTGCCTGCCAGTATCATCGCGTCTCCCCCTTGCTCGGCTGGGCAGCATACCACAGTAGACGGCGGCCCTGCCATTTGCGCTCGGCGTCCCATGCGGCGGCCCATGCGGCGTCCCATACGGCGTCCCCTGCGGCGGCCCGTGCGGCGGCCCGTGCGGCGGCCCCTGCGGCGTCCCCTGCGGCGGCCCATGCGGCGGCCCCTGCGGCGTCCCGTGCGGCGGCCTCTGCGGCGTCCCATACGGCGTCCCCTGCGGCGTCCTCTGCGGCGTCCAATTCCTCAGCCGTTGCCAGACCATCGTCGAACAGTCGGGCTATGCGTATCGCCTCCCGTGGCCGGTTGTCGCCGGGATACCGCTTCTCGAAGATCGGCAGTACCCGCTCCGCACAATCGCAGGCGAACAGCCGCAGTTTGCGCGCATCCATGCGACCAACCTGTTCGATCAGTACGCAGGACTCGCAGGCGACCTTGTTCTCAGCCTCCACGCGCTTGCCGACGGGCTTGGCCTTCCAGATGACGAACTCATCACACTCCGGTATCCACTCCACCAGATGCGCCGCGTCCGTCAGGTGGTAGCCGCGTTTGCATGGTTCGGGGTCAGCGATATGCGGCAACTCCACGCCCGCGGCTGGATACACGCCCTCTCCGCCATGCACGGGCTCGCCATCAGTTGACAGGATCTTGTACCAGTGCTTCATCGCGTCTCCTTTCGACCCCTGTACTATGGGGTATTTCTACGGGTTGTCTAGGGGCGGTCACAGCTCCAGCTTCCCTTGGGCCAGTTCTGCCTCGATGCGGCGCTGGGCGATGGCGCAGTATTCTTCTGAAATCTCCACGCCTATGAAGCGGCGGCCCGTACGGATGCAGGCAACGCCGGTAGTGCCGCTGCCCATGAAGGGGTCGAGGACGGTCTGGGCGGGTAGGGTGAAGTCTTGGAGCAGGGCGACCATAAGCGCGTCGGGTTTCTGGTTCGGGTGTTCAAGGGCGTCTGCGGAAATGCGCTGGTATTGATAGATGCTGGTTGGTCGGGTTGCGGGCAGACGATAACGGCCCTTAACCGCAAACCAGATAATGTCGTGGCGAGGGGATGGGCGACTTGGAGGGTCGCCCATCCCATGCACTACCCTATCCCACACCAGTTGACTACCGATCTTCAGCCCCGCCCATTCTATCGCAAGCCGGAATACTTCGGCAGAATCCCACCGACAGAAGCAAAGCAACGGGCCGGGACTCGCCAACAACCCCTCGGCGTGGAACAACCACCAAATGAAGGGGCGGCCATCATTGACGATACGGTCGAATCGGAGGGCCCTTTCAGTCCGCCAGGCGGACTGAAAAGCTATCCCATACGGCGGGTCCGTCACCACGGCATCCACCTTCGGCAGCTCCGGCAGTATCATCAGGCAATCCCCGCAGTACAGCGTAACCCGCCCCTCGTCATCCTGCCAGTACGGCTTCACTGGACGCGCCAGACGGTGCATTCCCCCACGCCCTCCGGCACCATGTTCAGCCGCTTGGCCGCCTGTAAGCTCAGGTCGAGATCGCGCGTCTCGTGCGCCCGCAACGGCCACACTACAGCCCCGGTGCTGTCCACTTCCCACGGTCCTCTGTCACTTATCTCCACCAGCACCGCCCTGTTGCCGTGGCAGACCAGGATCTGTGTACCGAAGGGCAGCGTGCGGTGTGCCGCCGTCATCCCCATGCAATCGTAGACCATACCGCTGGCGGTGGGCCTGCCATCGAACTCGTGGCCGTAGTAACTGGCGGTCATGTGCTGGCCGCCGCAGAGCCAGAGCAGGGCGGCGAGGGCGGCGGTCACGCCATCTCCTCGATGATTGCGCGGGCGTCGCCGCAGTTTGGGCAGGGCATGACCAGTGGCGCGCCGTTCATCTCGGCGGTTATGACGCCCTCCCCGTTGCAGGTCTCGCAGAGCCGGACCTGCCCCCGCAGGGCTGCGAGCAGACGCTTGTTATCCGCCCTTAGTCTCCGTATCTCCTCCCGCGCTGCGGCCAACTTAGTCATTCTTCCCCTCCCGTGTTCCCGCAGCCACTCGCAGGCCGCGTCTATCGCGGCGGCTGTTGTGGGCCGCTCGAATACCGCCATAGCATCGGGTATTCCACCATGTCCCTGGAGCGGGTGAATACAGATCATCGCGCATCTATCCCCGGCAGCGTGGTATAGGGCAATCCTGTATTCTCCGCACCGCCCCTCCGTGTACTCCCATGTTATTGCCCCGGCAGCGGGGATGGCGTTACCGGCCATCGTCCGCCTGCCATTTCTCCACCGCTGCAGCGGCGGCAAGTGCCGCGGCAGTGTGCGACGCGGCGGTACCGTACTGATAACGGTCGGCGGGCTGCGGCCCGTCCAGTATCGCCCCGGATGCGTCGGTCATGTACCGGCTGACCGACCAGTCTACCAGCCCCTCCGGCGTCGGTCGGGCGTGGTAGGAAAGGTAGTAGTAGCGGCTCCTGCCCTGGTCCATCTCGGCTCCCCCCTTCTCCCCGACTTGCCACGGGGACTGCGGTTTACGCCGGGGCCGCGGGCGCCCCGGTGGCTCGCCGTCAGAGCAGCGTGGTCCAGACGCGGTTCGGTACGCCGCACTGGATCAAATAGATGCCGGTGCGGAGGTGTTCACGGGGGCCGCATACCGTTCGCCCGCCTCGTTGCCGCAGTCGCAGGTGCTGGACCCGCACAGGCGGTCATGCATCCGGCGCAGCCACTGACGATCAGCAGGTGTGCGGTTGGCGGGATGGGTGTCCAGGATGGCGTCGATCTCGTCGCGGGTCTTGCGGGTCGTCGCCGTGGTGTCGTGGTAGCTGTTGGTCAGCGTCGTCATCGGGTTGCCTCCTCGGCTGTGAGTGGTGTCCATGCCCCTATATACTACCCCACGTTACAGGGGTCAAGAGGGAGGATGTGCCGATGCGATGGCGAGTTACGGCAGGGCTGGAAATGGGCAGGGGCCGCCCGCAGATGGACGGCCCCTTAGACCGACGGACACGCATGACCGCCGGGGCCGGCGGAGTTGCCTCAGCCGGGGATGATGCTCAGAAACTTATCGCGCCACTGATGCCCAGATGCAACCCTGCGTTATCGCCAATCCTGTACCCGATCTCCCCGCCGGCGTCCAACGTGCTGTACAGCGACCGACTGATGCGGCCGCCCACGGCCAGCCAGTCCGCGCAGTCGGTGGAGACGCACGGGCCGACGCGGTAGCCCCACGGGTGCAGGGGCTGCCACGCGGCGCCCCCGCCGATCTCCGGGTGATCACCGATCCACGCGGCCTCGGCGAACGCCCCGAACGGCAGCGGGGCGAGATGCACCGTCACCCGCACGGAATCGAATGTCACCGGTACGCCGTCGATGGTCGCATGTACATCTACCGGCCCGTCGCCGTCGATGTCGATGGCGATCTCCACCGGCAGCGTATCAGTCACCGCATAGGCGTGCGGCGGCGTCCAATGGCCAGATGCGGCCACAGCGACATGGACGGGCGGGAGAGCGGCGGGCTTGGCGTCCGCCAGCGAGTCAGGGACGATTGTCCCCACAAACACGCTGAGAGGCCCTAGAATCGCACGAGACAGCAGGCGGGCTGTCGCACATGGTTTCCACAGAATCGCCCCTACAAGGGCCACTACAAGCACGGCGTTAACTATCCTAGCGGTTTTACTCATGCCAGCACCCCCGCGGCTTTGATTCTGCCGTCCAGCCATGTCCAGTCTGCTCCGTTGTCGGCGAGCAGCGCATACAAGCCGGCCTCAAGCAGTTCCGTCTGCGTTTCGCACAGGTCGATTGACAGCGTATCGGACAGGGCATGGAGCAGCTCGTGCAGACAGGTGGACCGGGCATCCTCCAACTGCGCGCGGGGGCGCACTTGGATGTCCTGCGTCTCGAAGTTCTCCCGCGCCACGGTTGCAGGGTCGCCGTGTTCCGGCGGCAGCGCAGACAGCAGCCATACGCGGCCGCAGATACGGAAGGTAGGTTCCATCCTGGCCATGCCGTTAGTCCTTCACGCCGAGCGCGGCCAGACGCTGCGCCACGCCGGTACGGACGGAGGGCAGGATGTCCTCCAGCGCGGGGCCGGGGCAATCGGTGGCGCGGAAGTCGTTGTGGTCCGCGATGTCGTGGGCGGGGTCCAGGTCGAAGACGAGACAGATGGCCGTCAGAAGCTCGACCAGTGCGGCGCGCTGCCTCATAGACGGCCCGTAAGAGCCGGTGAAGTCGCCGACAAGACAGACGCCGATGGAGCGGTCGTTCTGGCCGGGGCAGTGCGCTCCGGCGAACTGGACGGCGCGGCCATGCTGCACTTCGCCGTCGCCGGCTCCGCGCCCGTTTCCGACGATGAAGTGGTACCCCACATCCTGCCAGCCATTTACCTCGATGTGCTGTTTGCGGAACGCCTCCACATTGCCGGATGCACCGCCGGAATGGTGGACGATGACGCGCTCTACTACCTGCATCCTGTCCATGACTCGCCCCTCTCGTTGTCAGAACAACCCGGCAATGAGACTGCCGTAATTAAACCCTACTTCGACAGTCATATAACGATCTAAGGAAGCGTTACATGTCCACGAGCCTACGAGCGTTCCCCAATCGTCATTCTGCATCTGGAGGCCCTCCAGTAGCCCGTAAGTAACCGCACCAGCTTCCGGGTCCGTGGTCCCGTGAAAAAATTCTACTCCATACCACCGGAATCTGAAAGTGCCCCAAAACTGCGCGCTTGCATACATGGAGCAGGGCACGCTTCGCGTCGGGTCGTTCTTCGCCGAGATGTACCACGAGAAAACCTTTTGCGTGGCTTGCCCCGCGGGCATCCAGAGGCGCGCGGACAGCAGGCTGCGCCGCTCGGAGTAGACATAGCCGAGATTATCGGCGATCTGCCGGGGCCACCATATCTCGCCGAGTCCATCATCAACCATGATCCCATAGGTGCCGAACTGGCTTATCTGCGGGCGAAGATCGGGCATCGAGTCACCACCTTAGTTAAATCGGCTGATCGTCGCCGTAGACATACCAGAGGGAGACATGGCCGACGGTCCCGGTTATATGCGAGTCATACACAGCGTCCTGCGTCGAGCCATGCATGAACCAGTACCACCCCCTACGGAGGATGACGGCTCGGCTGGAGATATTAGACCATACCGCCCCCACGGAAGTACCGTAACGGACCAGCCACGGGCCGGAGACGGGACAGAACCAGCTTGTTCCATGCGTGCCCGCGCCGTTGTAGGTGATGTCGGTTCCGGCCGTGTCGCTGTCGTCCGTGCCGTACTTCATCAACCAGGTGCCGCGTTCCGTGATGACATACGGATCGCGGATCAGGTCGCGCAGCAGCTTAATGCGCCAGTAGAGATAGCCCGTGTTGTTCGCCATATTCGAGCCCCACGTGGAGCCCATCATGTCGCCGATCTGCAGAATCATGTTGGAGCCGGTCCACGGAGCGTTGGTGTAATCGAGCGGTCCCGACATTAGTACGCCACCGGATAGTGTTCAAGCAACCCCAGCCAGAAGGTAAACTCTGCCGTCCCCCCGATGGGGTGGACATACATCTTAAATTCCTTCCATTCATCAACCGCAGCCAAATAGTCATAAGAGCCCGCCATGTTGACCTTAGTGCTGTTGTTGTAGGAACAGATGGCGGACACCCCGTCGTACAGGGTTACGGTAAATGTGCCATAGGTGGGCGCGTCGGTCAGGCGCCAGAATGACCACAGGAACCTGTGCCCTCCATTATGCAGCGGAACGCGCAGCGTGTATGTACCATAGACACCGTGTGGAGGGTCGGCGTCCAAGAAGCGGATATAGCCCCCCCCGACCGTCCGCGGCTGCGCGCGCAGCCAGCCCATATTGGCGGGAAGGATCTCGGACGGCACAGAGCCGCAGGGGATATTGGGTGCAGCCATGACATTGCTGTTCGTCCACGCGCAACCGCCCACATCAATATTGGTCGCCATCTGTCACCACCAGTAACGGTTGTAATTCGCCTGGACAACAGTTCCCCATGTCACATACTGCGAGTGACGGGACTCCTCCACGAGCGAAACCGTGGTCAGGTCTGACGCCGGGCGGAATATCTTGTTCTCAACGCGGAACAGCGAACCGTTATGCGGAATCGTCGCGGGGATGTTGATCACATCGTAGGCCGCGCCATTGGTGATGTCGTTCCAGCGGGAGCCTTCCAGCGACAGTTGAAACTCCAGCCGGGGCACCGCGTCCATGCGGATCAGCCGCCATGCGGTGATCGCCGCTTCGTCGTTCTGGCCGAGCCACGGGCTCTGCAGCGTGACCGTGCGCCCGCCGGACCAAGTGCCGCCGGAGACGCTGAAGCTGCCCTGATACTTCTGTTCTTCCGCGTCGTAGTCGCACTTCACGGCTATGTCGTTGACGGCAGCGGTCTGAGATACGGAGTAATTCGCGTCCTCGTTGTAGGCGGCGCCGAAGTCTAATGTCGTTATCGGAGCCGCGTAGTCAATCAGCAGCGGGACCGGGCAGACACCGGCGAAGTTGCCATCGGCATCAACGGAATACGAGAGATTGCAGGCCGCTGAGATGTCATGCATGATGTCAAGGAACTTTTCGCCGCCGTAGTAGCGGGCGCTGCCGTTGTATCGGTAGTATTCGAGCTGCGCCTTGAGCGTCGTCCAGTTATTCGCGTTCGAGCCCAAGCCCCAATGGTAGAGTAGCAGTTTCAGGTAGCGCCATGAACGCCCGTAGAAGGCGCGGCGCTGGTCGTCATTCGGCCACGGAGTAGTATAGTAGAAGGTCTTGCCGGGGTAGAGCCATCCCGGATCATCCGCCATCGTGAACAGCAGGTCTTCGCCGCCGGTATCGGGATTCAGCCACGAGCCGAGCAGGCCGAACGGTGAATCGGTCCCGTAATCGGGATAGATACGCATCGGTCCCGGAGAATCGGGGAAGCGGTCACAGAGCGGCGGAGCTCCGATGCCCCGCAGCGTGTATGTGCCTTCAGTGCGTGACATGACGGTGCCGGTCCCGAGCAACGTATGTATCAAGACATAGGTAGGACTGTACGCACCGTCATAAAGGTCTGCGTCTCCGCTGCCCTGCGTTCCGCCCATTTCGGGCACGGTCATTTCTGCGTACCGCCCGAGCATCCCCGACAGGTTGATCGTCACGGTTTGGCGCAGGACATCTTCCGCCCATGCGTCGGAGGGGAGGTAGCCCGTGAACAGCGTATAGGCGGTCCCGTCCCAGACATGGGAGTATTTCCACGTGCCCGCCAAATAGGTCTGATTGCTGCGGTTGCCGAGCAGCTGCCTCCAGAGCGTGCCCGCCGTCGAGCAGATGTCGAGACCGAAGGGAACAGTGCTGTTCCAACCGCGCGTCGTGGCGGGATAGAAGAACTGTTCGCAGACATCGCCGGCAGAGAGCAGCACATTCGAGAAGTCGAGCGAGCCGGTGCTGGAACCGTCGTTCCAGGTGCCGTAGAAGATCAGGTTATCAACGGGCATCTATCACACCTGCTGCAATTCTATGGCGAAATCCCATGAGGTATAGCCTGACGGCTTGTACGAGTAGGTCTGCGGGATGTAGCGACAGGTGAAGGTGCCGAGTTCTTTATCAGACACAAGCACCGTCCCGACGCAGCGGGATACGCTGTCCAGATAGTTCTTGATCAGCGTGCCGCCGCCAGTCCATACGAAGCGGAACCCCTCGCGGCTGTACGCCTGATGCGTCCGCAGGGTGCCGTCTATCGTGCGCCGCGCATCGCCCGCCTGAATCACCAATGCCTCTATCGTGTCCGGCAGGTCTGCGGAAGTGAAGGTCCAGCCTATCGCGCCCGTGCCCATCCAATTCCATTGCATCAGAGGAACGCCCCCAACAGCGCGCCGAACGGGCCGCCTGCTTTCGACAGGGCCATCTTCTTGAGCCACATGGTTGCAAGCCGCATCATGATGTCCTCGAACTCCAGCCCACCCTCGATCAGGCCGGAGCGCAGGATTTGCCCGACTTCCCGCGCGGTATCCATCTGCGACTGCATAGCGGCATCCTGTGCGTCGATGGATTCCTGTATCGCGTCCAGTTCGCGCTGCTTCTGCTCCGCGTAGACTTCTGATTCCTTCGCGCTGACACGACCCACGGCGTCGAGGCGGAATTGCTCCAGTTCGCGCTCCTGCGTCATCCGCAGGTCGAACGACTTCGACTTGGCCGCATCTTCGGCGGCCTGCTGTTCGGCGGCAAAAGAGCCGCCGCCGGTCGATGCAGGCGAAACGGCTGCTTCTACATCTGGTACGCGCTGCGAGGATGACAGGCCGGTGAAGACAGAGGGACGCAGGAAGATACCGGGGGTCTGGTTCAGCACATCGGCAACGCTCTTATACCCCATAGCAACATCCATCAGGGCGTTGTATTGTGCGGTGAGTGCGGTGCTGTCGCTGACCACGGCCCCGATATTGGCATTGAGAAGGTTGTTGATCTCAACGATCTGTGTTGCCAGTTCTTCGTACCGCTGCGTCTGTTCGGCGGTCATTGGGATATGTGTTTGATACATCCCGTCGAGGACGCGATACTCTGCCGTGAGCGTACCTAGTTGGTCGAATGTGTCAGCATAAGCGACGAACAGGCCCTGTTGCTGTTGTTCGAGGGCGGCGGCCGCCTGTGTGGCGCGCCCTTCCGCGCCAATGATGGCATTCCAGCCCTCCAGAGTATCGACCATTACGGTATTGGCTGCGTTCATCGTCGGAATCAGCGCGATGGCGAGTTCGGTCTTAAGCGTTTCTGCGCGCGCGCGTAGCGTGACCAGGCTGTCACCGTACTCATCCGCCGCCCTGTAGGATTCGTCAGACAGCACCATACCCGCTTCGCGGGCCTGGTCGATGAAGCCGCGCAATTCCTCAGAGCCGCCCTGGAGCATCGGGATAAGGGAGGCGCCGGAACGGCCGAATAGTTCTATTGCCCTGCTGACGCGCTCGCTTTCGTTGGCGATTCCCTGCATCTCGTCGGCGACTGCGAGCAGGCGTTCTTCCGGGGACATGTCGGCGCCAAACTCATCCGACCTGGCGATGCGTGAGAGGCCGACCGCCACAGAGGACATATCAGTCCCTGCCTGCTCGGCGGCGATGGAAAAGGCCGCGAGCGTCGAGGGCATGACGCCGAAGCGTCGCGATACATCATAGACGGCGCCAGCCATCCGCGTCGCCTGGTCGGTGAACTTCCAAGCGGCGATACCCACCGACGCCACAGCCGCGGCAGCCCAAGTGGCGGAAGATGCTACGGCCCCGAGAGAAGCAGCCGATTGCTCCCCTCCGGTGAAGCGCATGGAGTAGGTGACGATCTTGTTTACACCGCTGCCACCTATCACTTATCCCGCTTCCTATTCTCCCGCCGGAATTCGTATGCATCGGCTGTCGCGCCGTTGATCACGCCGAACGCCTCCCGCAGCCAGAGGGGGGCGTCCAGGAAGGTCATGCCGAGCGCGCCCTTGTCATGCCAAGCATGCGCCGTGAGGACTTCCCGCGCCCAATCGGAGACGAGCAGGCGCGGACAGACGCCCTGCTGTTCTGCCAGCAGGATGAGCGGCCGCGTGCTTGTCGTCGCAACAGCATTTACTCGTTTCCATCCGGCGTCGGGGTCGTCATGCCGCATGACACAGAGCCATCCGCCGAGCCGTTTCCGACAGCGATCGGAGCAGGAGTAATCCCGTCCTGCGACGGAGAGCCATGCGGCGAGAGTGAGTCCCGGCGTTCGTCTTCCTCGACATGCGAGACGGCCCATATAGCCAGATAGACGGCATTGGCCACATCGGTATGCAGCACTTCCGCCCATTCCACAGGCGCGTCAGTATCAGCCCTCCACGGTTCCCCGTAGCCGTTGACGGCGGTGATGCAGCGCCGGAGGATGTAGGCGGGCACATTGCGCTCAATGGTCGGCCCTGCAAGCGCCTTGTATTCGATGACGATTTCCGGGTCAGTCGGGCAGGTCCAGGAGAACCGCGCCCCCGGATCGAGTCTCTTGCGTGACATTCTCGCCCCTGTTCATCTCGCCGGGTGGTAAGGGTCGGGGAGGACTTGCGCCCTCCCCGCCTTGACGCAGCGCCTACCGGGCGAGTACGGCGGCGCCACGCTTCCCATTACTAGCCTAGGGCCGTTGCGCTGGATCGGATCAGCAGGGACATGTCGGTGTCGCTCATGATTTGTAGCGGCACTGTGTCGATGAGTTCCCCGTCCGTGCTGTTCCAGTCATACGGCTTCACGCGGCAGTATGCGGTTAGCACCATGCTCTGCGCGGTGCCGCCCGTGACGGTTCCGCCATTGGCCTGCGCCGTGGCGGTGCCCGTCATGATCAGTGTACCCACGGTTTCGGAGGCGAACAGGTTCTCAAAGTAACTGCCCTGATTGTCATCGCGCCAGAGGCCGAGATTGACTTCGCCCGTAAAGTTGCCGAGCACATGGGTTCTGCGGCCGCGCTGCGACGACGAGGTGACATCGTAGAGGCCGTTGGCGAGATCGATGTCCAGCGTAGTCGGGTATATCGCCTGGCCCTGCCAAGTCAGCGTCAGCGAGGGCGGCTGCAGGAATCCGCCGGTGCAGGGCGTGCCATTGCCGGCGACGGTGACATTCGTTGCGCCGTTGAGGAACTTCCATGTCGGCGTGATCGTCAGCGGCTGGCCCGTCTCCCAATGAAAGTTGAGGCTGTCCACAACGCCGCCGAGATAGGATCGAGCAGCCCCGGCGACGCCCGGCATGACTTGGACGCAGCCGGTGAACCACGACCCGCTGTCGGGATTGGTGCCAAGCGGTGAGAATGACCAGAGTTCCGCAATGGAACCGCCGCCGGAAGTCTGCGTCACCTTCTGGAAGAACATTCGCATCAGCCGCAGCATGCCGAGAGAAGAACCATCCATGCAGAACGGCGTGGCGGGCAGGCCGCCGCCGGGCAGGAAGCCACCGCGCCGGTAATTGCCGGAGCGCTTCCCGCGCGCGCCGTAGACCGATGCGCGGTCTATCGGGGCTTCGCCCATCGTCAGGGAGTCGCCGCCCTCGGAATCCCATGTATGCCAGAGTGAGCCAGCAGTACCGATGCCCGCTGCGGGCTCAGGCCCAAATCGTATCCAGGTCTCGAAACCCGCGTGCGTGCTCGACATGATCCGTTACCTTCCCTCTCGCCTTAACCTAGTACGCGCCCGACATTCGATGAGGCGACAAGCTGCCGAATGGTTCCGAGCGAACGCCCTTCCGCGATAGCCTGCAACCATGCGGAGATCTCGGCTTCTACGATCTTGTATGCGTCATTGTCCCAGCCCACTATTTCGTTATCATGCTCGGCTTCATTGCGTGCCACGACTTCGCGGCCGGTCTGCGGCCCCACTGTTACCTGTTCGGAGGTCAACCCCCCGGAGGGCGGGATGCCGTAGGAATTGGCCAACCTGCGCGTGTCGATCAACCGGCGGCTGCTGGCAGTGACGCGGGCTCCAGATGGCCGGACCTTGTAAGCCGCCGAGAACTTGCCGGCGAACTTGGTTTCAGCCGCCCATGAAACGAGGGGCTTCTTCTCCGGCCCCTTGCCATTGAGCAACCGCAGCCTGCAGATGTTCGCCATCGCGCGGCCCACTACCCGTAGCATGGCGGTACGCGACGGTGCGGACAGGCCCGCAGCCTGCGCGGCAAGGTCGGCTGGCAGCTGATCGAGGGTAAGCGTCTGCGTTGACATCAGTATTGGTGCCTCACGGTTACAGTACAGGCCACGAGATAGGCGCAGTCGCCGTCGGCACCTTCACCGGCGCCATACTGCATCTCCCCAATGTCAGCGGCTTCTATGCCGCCGCCGCGCTGCCAAGCGCCGAGCGTCGAGTGGAACAGCGCCGTGTAGATAGAATCGCCGAAAACCTGCAGATACGAGCCCATGAGGCGCATATCCGTCGTTGCCGCAGCCAGCCAGCCCGACACGCTGATCTGATGCTCCCCGATGTAGGAAGGCCCCATTTCCTGAGTGCGCTTGTCGCTGACAGGCGCGAGATTGATCCACGCCTGCAGGCCTAGTGCAGACGGGATGTCGTTCTCATGGCCGGGTGGCACTATGCAGATAGGATTGGTCCCGCCCGCAGTGCCGCCGTACCAGCCGAGTTGATACGGAGCCGACACGCTGCCGAGAACCGACCCCACCGCATTGATGCCATCCCACATCGACATGGGCTATCCCCTGCTCCAGAACCACGAGGACGCGCCGCGGCTGCGGAAGTTCCGCTGCCTCGACGGCTGGCAGTGAATGTGCCATCTCCAGCCGTTTGCGAGATTCGTCCCAGCAAGATTCTCGAACCTGACGGCGATGCCATACGACAGGTAGTAGAAGGCATCCCACGAGCATTGCAGCCCCGACGCCTGCCAGGTGTTGGCAGTCTGCACTTCCTGCAGCCAGCCCCACTTGAATGTCTGGTTGTCTACATCGGTGCCGGCGCCGTCCAGCTGCACAACAGCAGTGCGGGGCACACAGTCGTCGTCGTAGAAGTCGGCAGGCACTTCACAGTTAGAGAAGCACACGCCTTCGGGGGCGGTCTGCGAACCCGCTGCAGTGCCGCCGCCGGTGGTCCCGATGGCTGGACCGATCCCGCGTTCCCACGGGGCCACATCGGCGGACATGACGAGGGAGCCCGTGCGGACGCCCTCCATGATGTTGTCGGCAGAAACTAGCCAGTCGGCCCACCATTTCTCCGTGCGGTTCTGGTTCAGGTCGGTGGAGAACCGCTCGGCGGCCAGCCAGCAGGCATACAGACTCGTTGCCCGGCGGATGTAGTAGTCATAGACGGTGCCGCCGGGGGCAAGCGGCTGCGGGGGGGATTTGTGATAGTTGCCGAGGTAGGCGTCAACCATTGCAGACGCCTCGGCGATCAGACTGCCAGCGTCACCGCCGGCAGCATTAGTCCAGCGTGCGTAGAGCAGCAGGCAGTCGGTAGTCCCGCAGTAGGAAGCCATCAGATGTAGGTCTCCCGCTCTCTCGCCTGTTCTATTCTACCTTGCCCGCTGCGATTCGCAAGGTCATGACATCTCACGCTCGACCTGCCCGCCCCATTTGCGGTTGAAGCAGGCTTGGTCGAGCCGGATCAACTGCGCCATCTGCACTTCCGACTCGCCTTCCGTCGCGGCATGGCAGGTGTGCGCGACAATGGCTTCCGGCACATAGCCGACGCGATAACCGGCGTCGCGCGCGCGGAGCGAGTAGTCGGAGTCCGAGAACCAGTGGCGCATGTTGCGGTCCAGCAGACCGCACTCCTGAATGACCTGCGGCAGCACGGCGACAGCCGCGAAACTGACCCACCGCGCAGGCTGGAAACCTTCCGGCAATGCCATCCGGTGCCCGTCGTTGTGGATACCGAGAGGCCATGCACGCTCGGTCCCGGCGCAGATGATCAAATCACGCTGCCCCATCGCGCACTGCACCGGAGCGGCTAGTCCTATACCCTCCTCCATCGCCTTCGACAGCGCCGGCAGCGTTTCCGGCTCCAGCAGGATATCGTCATTGCAGATGAACGGATACGCTTCCTGGTCTCGCGGCCAGACCGTTGCCATGAAGTGCAGCAGGCAGCGGTTGAACCCGGAGGTAAAGAACCGAGGGCCGTGGCCGCAGATATGGTCCCACCCATCCGGCGGCGTCAGCGGCACGGGGCCGTTGCTGACGAGGACCACCTGCGTGCCCGTGGGAACCGACGCGGCGAAGGCGTCAACATTCTCCTGAGACTTCCAGCCGATGACATAGACTATCGGGCGCATGGTGTTTACTCGCCTTCCATAGAAAAGCCGCGTTCCGTCGCTGTCAGACGCGCCATAGGGCCGTGATACTCTGCCGCTGGATACAGGTCGAGTGTGGCCTGCAACTGCCGCACGGTGAAGGCAACGATATCCTCCCTGAAGGCGCCGATGAAGCCCGAATAGAGCGGATCCTGACCGGGGCGTCCCATAGTAATTAGGATCTCCCATGAACGCGGCGGCTCGTGCTGGAACTGCGCGCCGCGGAAGGTGACGGTCCAATCACGGCGGGCGCACTCCTGCAGCAGTTCTACAAGCCGCGCGCCATTGGCGGCGCAGTCGGGGCTCATCTCTCCCCCTCGATTGCCTGCATCAACGGCTGGACATGCGCCCACAGATCCATCGACGCGGTGCAGTAGGCTTCCTTCTGCCGCCTTGCCTGAAACGCATAGATGGCGCCCTGGACCCCTTCGTTCAGGCCCTGCGGCGTTGTGTTGAAGTATTCATGCGGCGGGCGGTCCATCATCGGCAGCGGCTCCAGATTGTGCAGGCCGAGCCCGTTGCGGAGGTTTTGGTCAACGGTGGCGCCGAAGCGGAGGTATTCCTTCTGGTCGTCGGGCAGACCGCCCCACGCCTCGGCCATGCGGCGCGGACAGTCGCGGCCGATGATGCAGCACTTGCAGGCACTCATGGTTCCATACGGCGTCACGCAGTCGATTGATTGCACATGGCGGTAATAGGCCGAGCGCGTCCACGCCGGGACCGTTGCGAAGAACGCAAGCGTCCGCAGACGCGGCGCCTGCCCGCACTCGCTCAGGGCTTCGCCGATGTGGACGAAGGCCGTGTCGGCGCAGACCAACAGGTCAGCCTGCGTCAGCAGCGCGGCAGACGCGCGGACGGGGTGTATCGTCTTGGCATCGGGCAGGGGGAATGGCCGCCCCGCGTAGTTCCACGCATTGCCATCCCACGCGAGAACGGTCCCGTGCGTAGCCTTCTTCATTGCCTCGATCAGGCTGTGCATACGTAGGTATGTTCGCGCGGGCGATGATGCCAGCACCTGCACGATGTAGAGTGGGCGCGGGAGGTTTGCCGTGGCGGTACGCGCCCACTCCAGTTCGGCGTCAGTGCAGCGGTAGACCGGGCATTTCTGTTCATCCGTCAGGCCGTGGGGGTCGATGCCCGCCCATCCGAGATGCAGGTCATAGGTGTTCACAAAGTCGCTGCCGTGCGTCGGCCATATCTGCGGATGGACAGCGTTGTTCTCGATGGTGTAGCGGCCGTTGAGGGCGGCGACGGGGTGCAGTTCGCCTGTCTGCCGGTAGGCGTCGTAGGCGGCCTCCAACGGCATCCATGCGCCATCAATGCATACTAGGTCCACGGGGTGCGGCGGGTTTGTCGTGCCCGGCAGCACGCCAATTGGCCCCATGCGCCTTATTTCGAGCAGTCGGTCGATGTGGGGGTTATTCTCCAGCACCGGCCTGCCATGCTCATTGACGGCGAAGTCCACCTTGTAGCCGTGTTCCGAGAGCCACCGCGCGACGACCGTCATGAACAGCGCATCGCCCATGCCGCCGAAGCGGGCCAGCAGGAACCGGCGGTCCTTCGGGGCTGCTGCGGGTTCTGACGCAGGCGCGGGCGCAGCAGCAACCGCCCCGGCATTGATGACCTCCATGAGCCGCGCCTTACTCACAGTTCCACCCCCGCCGCTCCATGAACTGATCAAGGCCCTTCAGGAAGCCCTCCTGCATCTGCCGGCTTCCGCCGTCGAGCATGGACATTCTCCCGCGGTTGCCATCGACTATCTGCCGGTAGGTCCGATGGTGCTCCATCCAGACAGCCGCAGAATCGAAGTAGGCGAAAGCCGCACCGCCGAGCACTTCGGGGTAGCGGTGGGGTTCGCCTGAATAGCGCAGCAGCGGCCCGCGTACCATGCGGAGTTGCCAGTCATCGCCCATCATCTCAGATATGTCATGCTCGCCGCAGAAGTTGCGCCGGGCGATGAACCATACGGGGATGCGCTGATTCGCATCTATCGTGGCGGCAAGAGTCGTCCAGCAGGCATCTGTGATCGTTTCGTCAGCGTCGAGGCGCAGTAGATAGCGGGAATGGTCTGCGATGGCGATGAGCGTATTCAGGTGCGCCTCGCATGAGATGTCGGCGGGCCGTACAGTGTAGGCTTCCACGCGGCCCTCGTAGTCGGCCAGGACGCCCTTCGTCTCGTCGCCGCTGTCCAGGTCCAGCACCGTGATCTTTTCGACGCGGGCCAGCCAGGTATCGAGAAACACGCGCAGGCGCGGCCCCTCGTTCCTGATGACCGTTCCGATCTGAATCTGCTTGTTGCGAACCGGCCCCGCGTCGGTCTGCGGGGCTTCGGCAGTCTCTACCGGGGTGGGTTCACTCGCCATTTCTCGCCTCTCTCGGAGGGGTGGCGGGGGCCGAAGCCCCCGCCGATTCTCACCGTTGACTATTCGCCCATCGCGCAGAGCACGCGGAACATGGAGGCCGTAGCCGCCGTGTTGTTCCGCAGCGCATAGCCCGCGAGCGCGTACCAGAGAACCTTGCCCTGTCTCCCGGCGTCGTTCTGCGGATCAGTGTAGTAGGTCAGCAGATCGGGCCTGTTGACATTGTTCCCGCCGATCACGGGGTCAGCCGCGAGGAACGCGATGGTTCCCTCGGCCGCACCGGTGTGCGTCAGGACGGATGAAGCGCCAGTCTCGTTGTGGAGCACAACGCCGTACAGTTCGCCGATGGCGCCCGTGCGGATGGCATTGTCACCGAGACGCGACAGGTTGTCGATGACCTCGGAGCTGGCAAGCAGCGAGTGCGCCCATCCAGCCGGGCCGACCATGTGGAAGTAACCGTCCGCGAATCGGGGCAGGCCGAGCCTGTCCGCATAGGCAGACAGCCACCGCACATGCTGCGGCTTGACATACCAGGAGCCGCCGCCGGCGCCGCTGGAGAACAGCGTACCGGTTGTGCCACCGACCATGAAGTAGTTGGTCCCGCCCATGATGGTGGAACCGACTACCGCACTCATCGTCCAGACAGCGTTCTCGGCAAGGTCGCCCGCGATTGTCTCCAGCAGCGGGAGGTCCGTCAGGAGCCGCTGGATGTTCGCGTAGTCCAGCCCGGCGCCGTATTCGGCGATGGTAATGGACGCCTGCTCCGTGGTCTGGTTGGTCAGCGCAATCGGCGTCCCGTGAGTCAGGGCGGTGGAGGCGGGAGCGATCTGCGACCGCGCATTGACGCGGATGGTATCGCCAGCGTTGAGCTTGAAGAACTGCTCACCGTCGATGGCAGGCTGCGCGAACTGGAGCCAGAGGGCCGGGGGAGTCTTCAGAGTCTGAAGCAGCCGAGGAAACCACCGCTCCGGGGTTATGTTGGTCCCGTTGCCGGTGAAATTGTACCCGGTGCTTGTGTAGGAATACCCTGCCATGAGTTTCAGCGCCTTTCGTTCCTCGCGTCACGCTGGAGGGCGGAGAGGTCACGGCCCATTACATCGGCATAGGGATTGCTGCCGGGTCGGGCGGGCGTCGGGGGCACTCCCCTGGACACGCCTATGCCCATTCCGCCTCCCTGTCCGCTGATGCGGGCGATGATCGGCTCCCACTTCTTCTGCGCGGCATCGAGGAGTTCTGTGAGTTCCTTGTCATCCGCGAAACCGACGGCAGCAGCCTTGTCGAAGCTGTCGCGTATGGCTTCGCGCACTTCCTCGGGCAGTGTGGGCAACCTCTGCGCGAGCGCCCTCTCGTAGAGGATGGACTGGTCCCGCGCGCGCACTTGCGCCTCCATGTCCAAAATACGCTTCTCCAGCGCCGCAGCCTTGTCGAGCGCCTTCTGCGTTTCCGTCTTCGTCGCCTCGTCGCGCTCGGCCTTTTCCTTGCGTAAGGCTTCCAACTCCGCGAGAGCGGGGGTCAGTTCCTTGTTCTTGGCCTTCAGCGCGGCGAGGTCGGTCTTGTAGGTCTTGAGGGCTTCGATGGCCTTTGCGGGGTCGTCAAAGCCCAACTCCTTCCACGGCTCCGCTGAAGCCGCGGCGGGTGTAGTCTGCTCGGGATCTGGCATCTCGCCTGCTCCATCTCTGCCGCAGCACCCCGCGGCGGTTTGTGTCCGTGATTAATCTATCGCAGGCGCAAGGGTTTCATACGGACGGCGTGGATGATGGCGCCCCGGCGAGGACTCGAACCCCAAACCGGGCGGTTAACAGCCGCCTGCTCTACCGATTGAGCTACCGGGGCGCTGCATCATTCCTCTTCGTCTTCGTCAGGCTCTAGCACATCGAAGAGCATCTCCATCGCAATCTCTGCGGCTGTGATGCCTTCCGACTCCATGAGCGGCTTCAGCCAGTCCGGCAGTGCCGCGGGCGCGGGCGTGGTCCCGTCCATGATGTCAGACGCGATGTTGTTACGGAGCATGCCCGATGCGTACTCGGCGGCGTCCTTGCTGTAGAACCATATCGAGCCCATGCGGTCATCGGCGTAACGCGGCCCTGTTGGCGATACCTGCCCGTCGCAGAAGTCCCTGCCGCCGCTGGCAGCATCGCCGTAGAGTTCGTCGAACGAATGGACGCTGCCGTAGAGTTCGGCGTTCTCCGGTGTGATGCGGTCGTCGAATGGCTGGACGAAGACAGCGTAACCGATGGGCTCAGCCATTCCGCGGCCTCCATTCCGGCATGCGTGCTGCCCGGTATTCTACAGCCGCCTGTGCCAGCAGCCGCGGACGCCCCACGACAAACCGCCGGATCTGCTCATGCCACGAGTACCGGGACGCGCCCTGCGGGAAGCCTATGACATGGCCGTCCGGCGAAGTGCAGGCTGTGATGAAGTCCGCCGTTGTCCGGTTCATCGAACAGGCCTGCCCAATAGCGCGCGTCACCTGTCGCGTATGGCGATCTACATGGGTTGTCCATGCGTCGAGTTCCCGCTGCACATAGGACGCGATCTGCGATGCCTCGGCCTGCGTCATGGTCAGCCTGCGGGGCGTCGGGAGATTGGCTATGTCACGATTCAGCCGCCAGAGTTCCCATCCCTCCCGCCAGTAATCGCGGAAGTGTACCGCCATCCACTCGACGGCGGGGCGCAGGAGCATGGTTGTAGCGGCGTCCTTGATACGCAGGGCTGCCGCGGGAATGGCTGCCAATGCCAAGTCGTCCTGCTGCCATGCCCCGGCCTTGACGGTTAGCTGCTTCTCCAGCCACGGGACGAACTCGCCAATGAACCAACGGTCATAGACAGCCGCCGTCTCGAGCAGTTCTGCGCGGTCCTTTTCACCCACCCGCAGATACCGGTCGAGGTAGATACGGACCAGGACCGGCGTGCGCGGAGACGGGCGGCTACTGCGCGGCTGCCGTGCTACTGCCATTGCCCGCCGCCTGCTGCTGCTGCCGCTCTGCCGCCATCTCCTGCTGCATCTGGAGAATACGGTTCTGCGCGGCGGCGTCGGCTACATCGGCCTTCCCTTTGCCCACGCGGTCGAGTTCCGCCGTGATCTCCTCGTCTGTCCATTCGGGATGCGTCGCGCGAATGGCGGTTTCCTCCGACTCGTACCCGCTGCCAATGCGGACCTGATGCACCTGTGCGGTTTCGAGGTCGCTGGAGGCTACCGGCATGGGGTCGAACGCGACCTTAGCGCCATCGAGGGCACCGTAGATTCTGGCTAGATCGGGATAGCCCGCGCCGTCGGTAAAGCCGCGTGCATAGCCCATGTTGGCGAGCGCCGCAATGGAGGTTGCCATCAGGTCAATCTCCGTTGTGCGCGCCGTCTGCTCGCGCTCTGCGGTAGTGGCGAACAGCGGGCCGTAGGCGACTTTCAGGGCCAGTCCTGACGCGAGATTGCCGATACCCGACAGGTCGCCGAGAGACACGCCGGGCACGCCGGATACCTGATACAGCAGGTCGAGCAGCTGGCGGAAGTACCCCATGTAGCCCGTCATGTTCTCGGACCATTCCAGACGCCGCATCTCGCCCGGCGAGCCGTCGGGATTGCCCGCGAGATTGATGATAGACCGGGGCGAATACGCGGGCTGCTTCTCGACATCGCCGGTTATGGTGGTGATTGGCCATAGGTTCCACAACAGCAGTTCATGGCCATCGGTGAACAATTCGTTGAGCGCGTTGAGCAGGGAGCGTATGGGCTCGATGTCGGACGCGCCACGGGCTGTATAGGGGTCTTGTTTGTTGCGCCACAACACGCCGTCGAGGAAGTCGCCGAGCGGGTTCAATCCCGTATCGGCATCATCCCATGCTACGCGATGGCCATCGATGAAGCGGACGCGGATGCCCGGCTGAAGGATCGCGCCAGTATACGGGTCGCGGATATGGCGGGTGACGATTTCCTTGACATCCTGGGTATCCCCGCTGCCGCCGAGTGCGCGGGCAAGCTGGCTGCGGATTGGGTCATTCAGATAGTCATAGATGACGCCTAGCACGCTCTGCGGATCGTCGGGGTCGAAGATGACCACGACTTCCGAGCCGGGCCACACGCTGTACTTGATCCGCGCCCGGAGGTCCGCCACGATGCGGATGAAGCAGTCACCTTCAATCGCCCCGATGCGGCAGACCCGCGCCATCGTAGGGGCCATGTTCTGCCAGACCGGCCGCAGTAGCGCGTCCAGGGCTTCGCTGCCGGTTTCCCGCGCGACTTCGCGGCCATAGAGCATCTGGTATCGCTTGTCAACGATGATCGAGGCGAGATCGGCGGGCACCCATGCGTCGCGCCTGAGTGCGTACATCTCCTGCGACATGCCGTTGTACTCGTGCGGCTTTGTGGCATTGGCATAGAGCGCGACAGCCTCTTCCTGCGCCGCCGATACACGGTTATCCGCTTCGTTTAGGATCTGCTCGAACTGGCGATATGACAGGTCAGGCATCAGTAGGTCAAAGAGCCCCGGCATTGTCAGCCTCCCGTGCTGTCAGAACTGCCAAGACTGCCCATGTGGTGCCTGCCGCCACTGCACATAGTACCGGAGGGCGTCCATCGGGTGATCAGTCACGCCGTCTTTTTCGGGTTCTTCCGGCTGCGCCTGACCTTCCTTGTGCGCTGGATAGTGATATGTCTCCACGGCGCTGATTGTCAAAGGACACAGATTGCTGATGAACAGATGACTGTGCCCGTCGGTATCGAGGAATCGCGCGCGGACCAGGTTGACCCCGGGGACGATGCGGGCGGCTCTGCCGGTGAAGCGGTAGCCGTTGCCGCGCATGAAGCCGATAAACGACTCCCCGGTGCCCTGCTCCCGCGCACTGCCGGCAATGTCGCAGACGCAGCCCTCGTAGCCCTCCGGCGGCTCGTGCTGACGGACAAGCCGCAGCACATCAGGGAAGAGCATGTTGGAGGCGATATGCTCCCGGATGACCACATCCTCGCGGTTAGGTCCGTGCGCGATCCAGAGGATTGCCGACGGATTATTCAGGCCCGGATCGACGGCCACGGTGATGCGCCAGCCCTGCAGGGCTTCCAGCATCGCAGCCTCCGATGCGTAGTGGCGGATGTTGCGCTCCCCGTCGAACACCCCGCCGTAGACCGCCCCGGCGAAGGTGACAAATTCCGCTAGAATCTCCTGACGATAGAGCAGCGGGTCCATCTGCTCGCGGGCAAGTGCGAGTTCATCCGCCGAGAGGAACGGGTTCCGCGTGGAGGGCGACCGCAGCGACCAGTAGCCCGCAGCGCCTGCCTGCCCCTGCTCGTAGATGCGGTGAATCCAATCATGCCCGCGCGGGGTGCTGATGAACATGGCCGAGCCCTCGCGGTCCATGAGTGTCGGCCGAAGGTAGCGTTCCCATATCTGCGACTGCAACGCGCATGCCTCATCTATCAGCACGAAATCAACGCCTTCGCCGAGCAGGCTATCAGGGTGGTCTGCTGATTTCAGCCATAACTCCGCGCCCCACGGTGTAATCCATCTCTTCTCGCTGACCATGTATCTCGCCTGCGGGAGCAGCCGGTGCAACAGCGGCAGCAGATACGATTGCGCCTTCTCGGCGAGCTCGTACGTCTTGCTGACGAACCACACGCGGGTGTTCTGCTGCAGCAGGATGAAGCCGGCCAGTTCTGCGGCGAGATCGGTCTTCCCCCACCGCCTCCCGCAGATGCAGACAAGGAAGCGGGAACCGGAGCAAAAGGCGTCGATGACTGACTGTTGATCCTCATGCGGCTGGAACCGGGTGGCACGAAGCCACCCGGCCATTACGGAAGCGTCTCGCCGAAGAGCCATCAGCTACATCGCGCCACTACGGCGCCTCTCCGGGAGAACCGTTCCGCGGGACTACCGGCCAGACGCGGACGATGGACTCGAACGCCCTGGCCGAGATGATGAGCACGGCAAGCCGAAACCAATACACATCGTCGAGATACCCGCCGAACACGAGCCAAGACGCGACGGCGAGTATGGCAATCTTGTAGCTGGACAGGATCGCACCGATGCGCTGGGCAAACGCCCGCAGACTCAGGCAGGAGCCGATAGTCACGGGTTCACCGGCGGGTCTGGAGGGATAGGCGGCTTCGGCTCCGGGTTGTCTGGCGGCTTCGGCTTCTCTTCGGGTATCGGTTCGGGGTCGGGGCATCTGCCCATGATCAACTCCTATCCGGCTGATGGGAGGCGAGTAGATTCAACATCTCCCGTATCTCCCGGATGTCTTCCGCCATGCCCGGCAGCACCGCCGTAGCCATCTCGACCTGACGGAGCCGGGCATCCTGTTCGGTGTCCACTTCGGCCGCGTCAACAGCGCACTGTTCCAGCGTCATGACCCGCGTCTCCACCGCCCCGACACGGACGCCCGATGCGAAGACACTGCCCACAACGCCGAGCCCGAATGACGCGACGCCGATGATGACCGGCAGCAGTTTGGCAAGCGTGCGCGGCATCGCGCTTACACGCTCTCGATCATGGTCTTCCAGTGAGCACCGTTGCTGATGTACAGGCCATACTTGCCAGGGGTGTACGCCTGCGTCCCATTGTCGCCGATGTACTGAGTACCGTAACCCGTGGCCGTGAGCGTGCCGCTACCCCCTTCGCAGACATAGAGCATGCGCCCCATGCACCCTATGGCCGTGGGAAACACGATGGCATGCGCGGCGCCGCCGGAGCCGAAGTACGCGGTAACATTCGACGGCAGCGTCGGAGCGGTCCCATTGCTGGCGACTACGGAACCATTGGCGAGGATACCGCCGGTGAGCGTCTGCGCGCCCGTGGCGGTCATGGTTGTGCAGGTGATAGCGCCGGTGCTTACAGACTTGGCATCGAGCGCGGCATTCGGGAAGCTGATGACATCATCGGTCCTACTGTACGGCACCTTCGTTCTCCAAGCTCTCGCCAGAGTCGTCTATCCCGTTACCACCACCGAGAAGGTCTTTGATCTTGCTCCAGGTCGTGTGTTCCAGCCCGCTGCCGATGACTACCGACTCCGGCGTCACCATGATTACTAGCGAGTCGCAGTCCAGCAGACTATCAGGTCCGCAAGCCAGCGCCGGAGCCTGCGCCATCGCAACGCCCACCGGATCGAGGAACAGGCCGATTGCCACACACAGGGCCAGTCGAGTCCTCATCTGCCCCCTACCCAAACAGCACGGTGAATGTCCGTGCCGCGTTCTGCACCGTATAAGACGCATTGCTGCCACTGGTCAGCCTGAAGTACGGCCACGGGCGCAGCGCGTCGGCAAGCGCCAGCGCGTAGTTGGGAGTCGTGCCGAGCGCATAGGTCAACTCAGTGCCATTGATGTCGAGAAGCCGCTGCCAGTTTGTCGCCAGCGTGCCGCCGACGGCCGAGACGATGAACGACAGGTTCGACGCAGACCAGGAGCCGGGCGGGATGATACCCACATAGGACACACCGCGAATGTCGAGGGAGCCGGTAGACCAAGTGCCCGCCGAACCGAAGTCGAGGGTTGCCGAGTTCCAGTCAACGAGCGAGACGCGCCGCTGTACACCGGGGAGCCAATCAGAGGCCATGTGTTGATCCTTCCGCGCTTCTCGCCCGTACGCATCATATCATGCCTTTGACGATTCGCAAGAGGCGGAAGAGCACCCGCGCCCGCCATTCCGTGAAGGTATGGTTCGGGAAGGCGCGGAGAATCACATATGGCCTGCACCGTTCATCATGCCTGCCATGCCCGCAGCACGCTGCTTCCACGCCCGGCAGATTGCCGAGACACGGATCAGGCCCGCGCGGCTCCGTCGGTACCCTGCCGCAGCGCGGGCAGGGGCGCCATGACTGCGGGTCGGAGCGGTTGAGGATCAGGTCTGAATCGGCGTAGACCAGGGCCGTCGCCGTGATGCAGCGGGCATCGTGGCCGAGCCAAGTCAACTCGGAGATGCAGTGCTCGTATCGACCGTCAGTAGAGGCCAAGCCATTCCTTCCTTTCCTCCATCGTCTCCACCGGCCTCTCCTGCGCCGTCGCGTCGGGGGCTGTGTATCGCCACTGCACAATCTGCAACGCCTCAATCAGCATGCACCCAGGGCGATGCCGCATCGGGTCCAGTTCCACCCACCGCTCTACCCGCGCGCCGCAGCCGGGACAGGTTGCATAGGTCTGTAGGACTGCCCCTTCCGCCCCGCGCTCGCCCTTCGATGCGATCTCGCGGAAGAATCCCACTAGCGCGCGGAGCCGGTCATCAGCCACGCCCGCCCCCTCTCACTGCATACCACCGCATCCGCAGACCGTTGTCCGTCGCGGGATGTGCTGGCCAGCAGGACCGAAACGCCTTGACGGCCTCCCGCCATGATGGCGAGGCGGCTAGTACCTGATTCTGCGCCGGGCTGTATCTGGACAGCGCCGGCCCCGATTCTGACCACGGATACGGCACATAGCCGCCGAAGCAGCAGCGACACGGCCCCGTCGGGTCGTCAGGAGCGAACAGATGCGGGTCCGTCACCACGCCGGAACCACCGCAGACCTGACAGAACCGCCACACCTGCCCCGGCGACAGCGTATAGTCATGCCCCGTGATGGAATGGCGCATGTGCGGGACCGGCATCACTCGCGGTACTCCTGCAATCCGAGCGCCCGCGCCGCCTCTCTCGCCAGCGGCAGCACTTGCCAGTCCTCGCCGTCGAACACCCGTGTTGACTTACTCATCCGCATGACCAGTCCGCCGCGCCCGACGGGACCGAATACCCAGCGGTTGCGCCCAGTCTCTTCCAGCCGCCATGTCTGCCCGCCATCAGCAGGACTGGCCAACCAGCAAGGGCGGCCTTCACGCTTCGGCATGCTTGGCCTTCCAATAGACAGCACCTGGTTTCATTTTCCCGCCTTCCCCTTCCCGCGTGGCTTCTCGGCAGCTTCCGCCGCCTTGATCAGCGCGTCATACGGACTCATCGCACCATCTGCTCCCGTGACTTCGGTACGCTCTACATAGCCGCGATGTCGGCCTTTCGTCGACATGACATACTGCGATGTTCGCAAATCCTTCCCCTGGATCACCGCAGTAACGATGTTGTTCTCCGCGCAGTCCAGGAAGGCTTCTTCCACCGCCTTCCGCACCTGCTGCAGCCGAGGAGACTTGCTGATGCGGTTATAGAGCGCCTGAAAGCTTATGCCGAGCGACTTGGCCGTGAAGCTGACGAAGCCCCGGTGTTGTTCCAGGGCGAGCGCCAATTCGTCCTCGGTATGCCAACGCGGGGCGGGTCGTTCCGTATCAAGTTTGTCAACCCGCACTACTTGCGCTTTAGGCTTCCTAGTGGCCATGCGACTCCCCCCCCGAACTCCCGCCGATCAACCCCGCGGCATCTTGTATCATGGCCCTAGTGGCCCACAAGTTAGGATTGTGTTTGGCCGTCATATAGTCGCTGAATTCGGAGCATATACAAAGCAAGCAGACGAAAGCGATTGTCCCCATTACGCCCGCGCCCATCATCCCAATCTCCGTTTTTCCGCTCCGACCCCCAATGCCGAAGAAAATAACGGCCAGCAGAAGGGCTCCTCCACCAACCCAGCAGCCTATTTCCCATGTCTTGATCTGAACCAGCGCTTGGGCCTGGTAGTAGGGCATCAGTTGATCAACGGTCAAGCCAAGTCGCGCCGTCAGGTCACGAATCATCCCCTCGGCGTTGGGGCCAATGTCGGCTGATATACTGAGATTCGCGGGCACCACGACAGAATCCATACTCGGCGATACCGGACCAATCAGAAGCAGGGGGATCAGAATACTCGCCATCATCGCGCCACCAAATGCCTTTCCGCTCCGAGCCAATAGTCCACCGTTACACCCTGTTCTCTCGCCTGTTCTCTCCACAGATCCGTGCCCGGCAGCACCAGTGTCAGGCCGAGACTCCCCGCACTATCCGGCGCAAGCGCGTCTCGAAACGCGCGGTCCTCTGCCCGTGTCTGATCTGTCTCGCCGGGGTAGCCTTCCATGAACAGCGCGGAGAAGTGCATCCCCGCGTCCCTGCACCACTGCCGTAGCTGCATGACCTCCCGCAAATCGTTGGTCTTGTTCATCGCCTCCAGAATCGTGCGACTCCCCGACTCTATGCCGATGCTCAGGCGCCAGCAATGGTGGGTTCGCAGGGCATACACCATGCTCTCGCTGAGACAGTCGGCCCTCGTTGTGGCGCTCCAGACGAAACCGAGTTCGAATAGCATCGCGGCGATGTCGAGTGCCTGCTGTTGATCCGCCCCGAAGCAGTCGTCGTCGATGCAGATATGCCGCACACCAAGCCGCGCGAGTTGTTCCAGTTGAGGGCGCATCCATTCCGGCGAGTGCGCGCGATAGCCGATGTTGCGCCAAGCCGCGCAGTACCGACAGCGCCCGACGCAGCCACGGGAGGTGACAATGCTCACACGCGGAACCGTGGAGAGGTCGAGCCCGAAATGCACGCCTTCATCCCGGGCCTTGTAGCGCAGAGGGTCGAGCATTGACCAGTCGGGCTGCTTCAGCGCGTCCAGATGCGGAACGGGCATGTAGACGATTCGCCGATCCGACCGGAAGCCCTGCGCGAGCAGTTGCCACGCAATCTCGCCATCGCCCCGCACGATGTAGTCAACGAAGGGGTACTCCCGCACCCACTGAAGCGCCACTTCCGGCGCGGTGACATGCGGTCCTCCTGCCACCGTGACGCAGCCGTAATCGTGCGCGGCTCTCAGGATGCGAAGGGCATCATGCCGCGCCGAAGTGTAGACGGTGACGCCTACCAGTCGCGGCCGATTACGCTTTATGAACGGCACCGGATCGCCGTCCATCGTGCCATCGAAGATGACGGTTTCACCCGTCGAATCCTGCGCCGCAAGGTAGAGCGCATTGAGAGGCGGAGGGCTCCAGCCCCAGAACTGCGCCACATCCGGCGGGATGATGAGGAGATTCACGCCTCCGCCAACCTTCCGCATCGTTTACACTGCCGGTAGAGCATCCATCGCGGCCCGCCGAGGGGATGCCCGTCATCGTCCAGAGACACAACGCGCTCCTGCCACAGTCGGCCCCAACGATGCCCGAAGAGCAGGCAGACCAGCTTTTGCATGAACGCCGATCTCGGCTTCATATCACTTGTCCGAAGACGGGTCTGTATCCTTGACGACTCCCGACTCTCTGAGCATATCCCAGAGCCACTTGTGCACGACGGAGTACCCCCGCCATGCCCTCTCGGCATCCCTACGGTATCTCCATGCTAACAGAATCCACAACGCTGTTGCGAATGGCCATAAAGCGGCATCGAGACCATCACGAAGCCCCGTCAGAACGCCGGCCAATACCGCAGAAACAAGCGCGATACCCTGCACCCAGTCGATCAGTTTCATTTTTCGCCTCCGTCGGGAATATAACGCCCTACTATGCCTTGCGGCACGGCCTTATCACCTGTCCGAGCATGAACGCATCGGGGCGGTTGTCTTCGGCGTCTCCGCAGTCCCAGCACCGCTCCTGACCGAGATTGATGCCATGCTTCCGCAGCGCGTCGAGAACTGCCGTGTAGTTCCGCCGGTATCCCGCCTGCCAGTGCCGCCTGAATACCCACATCATCGAGCCCGACTCGGCGGCTTCCCGCCGAAGCGCGTCTATCTCTTCCCGCGTCCAGTCCGTGTAGTTCATGCAGTCCTGCGGCTGGAAATGCAAGGTTGGCATACGGCCGGTCCCATTGCAGACACGGCAGACCCGGCCATCCATCGGCTCCCGCCCCTCACCGATGCAGCATGGGCAGCGGCCGTCTGTCGGCATTGCCGGAGCGGGCGCCTCCGTCTCGTTCGGCACATGGCCGAGCGGCAACACACGCATGGAAGCCGCGCGGGCCAGTGCGACTGACCGGGCGTCACTCATTCCCCCGCCCCTCTCGCCCACTCGCACTCTGCCGGCGTGGACGGGCAGCCGCGTCCGTGCGGGCATCTCCGGCAGTATCGCTCCCAGTCTACCGCCGACGGCGTTATCTGATTCCACCGGCGGCCGACCAGCCAGAGCAGGCCGCAGTAGATCACGACGAAACCGATTAGGACCAGAACCGCTGTCATGGCCTGCCTCCCGCAGCGAGCAGAGCGCGTGCCCTGCGTTGAATGTCGCCATTGGTGAACGCACGCCCGAATTGATGGTTGATCGCCTCTGTCAGCGCCCGTACCCTCCGCAGCGGCGCGAGTTCTGGATAGTATCGCCGTATCATCGCGTCAATCTCATCCGTCCACGCCCGCGCCCGCTCCTGGACAATCAGCGCGTCCAGTTCGGGGAGGCTAATACCGGTCGCCACCGGCACCGCCGAACCACTCATACTCCACCGCCCTTCTCCGTGTCTGTCCAGTCAATCGTCTGCGGCTGATATTCCTCGAACGAAGCCGTGAAGGCGTGCAACAGATAGCCGAAGCGCCCACCGTAGACGAGGGCGGTGACGCCGAAGTCCACCGGGGAGAAGCAGCGGCGCCCGCCAAACTTTGTGTGCGGCGGAATCAGGGCGGGACAGACGAAGGACCGCGCCCGCACCGTGCCTTCGTCGTGGCAGCGGTGGGTATGGCCTCGTAGTGTCAATTCCGCATGCGGCCAGCCCATGTCACGCTCCCACTGCAGATGCATCTCCCGCTCCCGCGCCGATGCCGTGTGGATACCGTGCGGGATGCTGGAGCCGCCGACATGGTGCTTCCCGTGGATCGTCAGGCCGTCGAGATGCACATGGATCTGGGATGCTATCTCTGCTCGCATCCCGGCGGCTCTGAGGCCGTCTATCACCAAGTCCTCGAAATCCTCGGTCAGCCCGGCATGGTAGCCCGTGCCGTAAACACAGGCCCATTCGTCACAACCCGTGGCCTCGAACAGCGGAACCGCCAACCTCGCCTGCTTCGTCCGGTCCATTTCCAGCTGCTCAGTCCCACCCGACCTCTCCCCCTTCCCGTCTATGGCATCGCCGAGATGGATACCGCGCGTCGGATACTCTCCCGTTAGTTCGCGTATGAACTCCCGTGCACATTCGAGTAGGCCGAGATAGGCTGTCCAGAGTTTAGCCTGCAGCTGCCCGTATGCCGTTTCAGGGTCGGCACGGTGATCGTCTCCCGGTGCAACAAGGCTGTGCCGGTGCCCCGAATGGTTGTCGGACAGCAGCAGCAGACCGTGGAGGAACGGCGGCTGCCAGCCCATTACCGACACGCCCACGCGATGATGCCCCACCATGCGGCTGCGCAGATGGCAACGCCGACCCACCATGGTATTGCGGCGGTCCAGTTGATTCGTCTCACGATCTCGCCCCTCCATCCCCGACGCGGTAGTCTGCGCCGGACGTAAACAGGAACCGGGGAGGGTTGAATGTCAATTCACACCGCCCCGTGCGTCCCTGTCGGTTTTTTGCCCAATGGGCCTTCACCTGACGATCGATGTTCGTCTCCCTCCCGGTGTTCCAGAGCAGCAGGCACTTGTCCGCGTCCTGCTCCAAACTGCCCGACTCCCGCAGATGATGCAGCATGGGTTCGTCTGACTCTGCGGCGGATCGGCTGAATTGCGATAGCAGAACTACTGGGATTTTTAGGCTCTTCGCCATCGCCTTCATATTTGCGGAGATGGCCGTTATCTGCTGCTGCCGGTTCTCGACCTTCTCCGCTGCGGGGATGAGCTGCACATAGTCCACGACGATACAGTCTAATCCGCGTCGGGCTTGCTCCCGGCGGGCGAGAGCCTTGATCTGCCGATCCGTCGTGCCGGAGTTATCGTGGAACAACACCTCCCCCGGCATGGACTCCAGCTTCTTGCGGGCGGCCTGCAAGTCGGCTGCCGAATCGTCGAGTAGGGAGAAGTCGGGGAAGCAGAGCCGCAGCATCCGTTCCACAAGTTCGTCCGTTGACATTTCGTAGGAACAGAACAGCGTTCGTTTCCCCATGATCATCTGCCGCACGGCAAACTGGACCGCAAGGCTCGTTTTCCCGACACCCGGCCGCGCCGCGATGATGCAGACCTGTCCTGGAAGCAGCCCGCCCATGCCAGCGTCAAGGTCTGGCAGCCCGAACCATAGACCGGGGCGGTCCGTCATGCCATAAGCCTCCGCAGCCTTCCTCATTCGCTCGCATGTCTCTTCGTAGAGTGTTTTTGACTCCACTACATCGGAATCGGCGGGGGCTGGTAGTTCCGCAACCTGTCGCTCCACGAACGCACGCAGATCATCGAACGATGCCCCTGGATACATTGCCCTGTAACTATCCAGTTTTGCGCCGAGCCCGGATATGGACTGTTCGGCGTGGCGCTCCTGCATCCGCGTCGCCGATGCCTGCGCCTGGGAGGGTAGAGCAATGGCCTCGTTGACCTCCTCGACCAGATAAGTCATGGCTTCAGGCTGCCGATGCGCTTGGAGGTGTGCCGCTACAGTCAGAAAATCCGGCGGGGTTCCAGCCTGCTCGACCGCGAGACAGGCGTCGAAACAGCGCAGCGCCGATGGGTCAGTGAACCATTCTCGGCGCAGTGTCGCCCGAAAGGCAGGACCTATCTGCGGATCGAGACAGGCCGCGACGGTGATCAGGTCGTCATACTGAATGTCCATCGCCCGCCCCATTTCCGGCTGCTCCGGCCGCCACGAAGGCGTCCCATTCCGCCACACGCGCCATCGCGGCCTCGGCCTGCTCGGGGGTTTGCTCTACCCTCCCCGGCGCCTTCCTGTCTATCCCCCGGAGATAGGCGTTTCTGGCAGTGGCCTTCCAATCCACGACCGGAGCGCCGCCCCTCCGCTTCCACCCCACGGACGCCCAGTAGCTGACGAACAACTCCCCGTCTATCGGGCAACCGCTGGCGGCAGACCACTCCGTCACCTCGTTGGCCGTCGGAGGCTGGAAGGGGACCTGGACTTTCTTGGACACCTTCCGAGCGGGGGCTCCTGCCCCTTGTTCCTGTAGCTCTGGAGTAGGAGTAGGAGTAGGAGTAGGAGTAGGAGAGCCATTGTTTGCCATTTTTTTGCCATGCCCGTCGCATGACCAACGCGCTTCCGCCCCCTTCCTTCCGGCGTTACTACGATCCCTCTGGAGGGTCCATTCCCGAAGCATGCGACGGTTGTATATGGTTGAATCATCGTCTATTGAGGCGATGCCTAGTCCAAGCAACTCGGCGAGTATGGCTTCCCATTCTGCTATGGTGATTCCGAGTATTTTTGCTATGGCCTTCGTATCGGGTCTACTACCGTTTGCCATTTGCAATGTACCACGGACAGGGCTTCTCCACATGTGGCAAAGCAGCCGAATCCATGCTCCCTGCGCCTGGAGACTTGCCACCAATAAGCCGGGGTCTGAGAGCCATGCGTCGGGGTAGAACTGCATCGAGGGGCGATTGTCGCTCTTGGATGAGTCCTTCATCGCCGCAGGGCCTCCCGGAGTAGCATGGCCTGCCCCTCGATCAATGTGGGATCGCAGTCACGAAGCCGCCGAAGATTGGCGGCAAACTTCCTGAGTTCAGGTGCGGATATGCGGGAGACCACAGACAGGAAGTCCTCGAAGGCGCTTGGCCTTGTCCGGCTCTCTATTTTGTGGCAGGACTCGCAGAGGCTAATCAAGGCATCATCCGGATATTCCCACGGCTCGACGCCACGGGTGTAGTAGAGATGATGCACATGGAGTTGTTTGGCGGGATCAACGCTACCGCAAAGCTGACAGGTGAAACGGTCGCGTTGCATGATTTCCAGGCGCCGTTTTTGCCAGCGGCGGTCGCGTAGCTTCGATGTATAGCTACCCATGACCACTTCCAATCTAAAGAGAACCGCCGCCCCCCGAGTCGCTGCACCGACCCGAGAAGCGGCGGAAGGAACCAACATCTTCGATGAACCGTGCAGAGTTCATACCCCTACACTACCCTCTCTTGCGTCGCCCGTCAATGTCCCCGCGCCCGGCCATAAGGTGATCGGAACGGAATTTACTAGTTTGCCATTCCAGCCTGTGCCGACAGCACCGGGCACGGGGAACATCAGAACAAATCCATCTGGACGGGCGCTGATGAAGCAGTTTCCCGCCGTTCCTGCCGTGCCGCCTCGTACAGGCCGCGTTCGTCCAGCGTCGCGGGCTCGACGGTCCAGTCCCGGAGTTCAGGTATTTCCGGGTGTGCCGCATACTCCGCGGCGGCAGACTCGGCGCAGGCGCGACAGTGGGCGAACCGCCTGCCGTTGGGGCTGATCAACACGACCTCGACCACGCCAGAGCAGCGCAGGCCCGCCAGCGTCCCAGGGCAGCGCCAGGGCGTATCAGTCATCGCCATCGGCCTCCGGTGGGGGTGTTTTATCTTCGGCACTCGTTGGAGTAGGTAGGATTATTGCCCTCGGCTCCGGCAATAGCAGCACCACGCGGGAGACGCCGGAGTAGCTCATGCCCTCAGCAGCCCCTCCAGCACCCGCCATGCCGCGTCATCCGTGCGTCTGTCGCCGGTGAAGGTGACGACGCGCCAGCCGAGTTCTACCGCCGCGTTGGCCTTGAGCACATCGCCGAGGTAGCCCGTCGCCCGGACATGGCGGCCGCGCGAGAACACGCCGCCGTCGATCTCCACGGCAACCAGGCGGTCGGGCCACGCGCGGTCGAACCGCCAGTCGCGCAGCCCGGCGGTGGACAGGCGCGCGCGCAGGCCCTTGCCGAAGCCGCCACAGGCCATGGCGGCGAAACGGTATTCGGCCGCGGCGGGCGGCAGGCCCCGGAGGCGCGCCTGAAGATCGAAGGCGGTTTCGAGGCGGCTGTTACTCATCTCCCACCGTCATACCCAGCCGGGTGCTCAAACAACTCGCCGTCGGGCACCGTGGGGCGGTAGGCGGGCGGGGCTGCGGCGGTGGTCCGGCGGATGCGGTAGTTCTGCCGGGGCGCCCGCCGGCCGTCTGCTTCGGTGACGAACACGGTCCTGCATGGGTCTACCACATACTCGGCGGCGGGGTCTGCGGCCAGTGTGTTGCGGACCTCGGACACCCGCGTTCCGATTGCGTCAGACTGCACCGTGCGAGCAAGCAGCCCCGCGTCTACCCAGTCGCCGCAGTGTTCCAGCAGTGCGCGGTAGGTCCGTGCGGCGGCGGAATCGCCGGTCAGTTTACCGGGGTGCATTGCTCGCCGTTCCTCTCCCGCTGCTGCATCAGCCGCAGCATGCGTTCCTGACGGTGCAGTTCCCTGGACGCCCGCTTGACGGCCTCCCTGCACACGCACACCCGCTGATGCTGCGCCGCGATGGCGGTTCCGGCAGCGGCAGGCCTGATCGGCTCACGACTGGCCACGTTGTCACTCCCCCTTCAGCGGCGCGGGTGTGTAGAGGGCGCGCAGGCGATCCGCCTGCCACCGACGCGCGTCGCCGCCGTCGGAGGCGGCGGAGGCGCCGTCGGCGGCGGCGGCGTAGGCGGCGGCGTGGGCGGCGTCGTAGGCGGCGTAGGCGGCGTAGGCGGCGTAGACGTCGGCGTCGGCGGCGGCGGCGTAGGCGGCGGCGAAGTAGGCGGCGTAGGCGTCGGCGTAGGCGGCGGCGGCGGCGTAGGCGTCGGCGTGGGCGGCGGCGGCGGCGTAGGCGTCGGCGGCGGCGTAGGCGTCGGCGTGGGCGGCGGCGGCGGCGTAGGCGTCGGCGTCGGCGTGGGCGGCGGCGTAGGCGTCGGCGAAGTAGGCGGCGGCGTAGGCGTCGGCGTCGGCG